GATAGATGTGCTTCGGGCTTCATCGAAAGTGCTACCTGAGTAGTCTGAGTCTTTCTCCACCTTTGTATTGGACAGTCCCTGCCCAAATATTTTTAATCCTTCTTTTAGAACGACCTGTGAGTTTTACGCTCCATCTATAAATATATATTTATTTAAATTTAACGGACAGTTAATTTAACATCCCCATCTGGGTCTGTTACTAGTGTTCTCGTATTTGTAACTCGAATTGTAATTACAGGATTTGTATTATCCTCGTCCACACCCCCACCATCTCCAGGTGGTCTCGTATTATCTCTTACATCATCATCGGTGTCTGGAAAGTCAGATGCAAATACTTGAATGGAGTTTGATAGAGCAGTCTGAGTTGATTTGTATAAAAAGAATCTACCATGTAATGTAACAAGTCTGCGATACTCACGTGCGAGTTCTTGATATTGAGATGAACCATCTACTACACCTGCGATGTCTACGTGGATCTGTCCCATCTCATCTGAATAGTCAAATTTATATACTTTAAATTCGAATAATTCTCCAAATGCATCACGCACTCGTATGATACCAGTTCCATCTATTTTATTATTATGTAACGCCTGTGACTCAAATCCATCATTTAGTATAATGATGTTCGTATCCTGTGATATAAATGACTCAATATCATCTTCATTAATAATGGCAAAGAGCGCATTGGGCTCACTAACATCAATTACGTCTCCGAGTATTTGTTCAAAGTATGCTACAATTGGATTTTCTTCATTACTAATGCTAGTATCACTACCAGATACTTCAGATGAACTCTCAATAACACCTACGACGTAATCACTAGCACCACCGACTTCAATAAAAGTGTCTGTTGGATTTGCTGCATAATATGCCTCGGTAAGTTCACTTGCCCCAATCCGAGGCGCCTTGCTTCTATTCAAAAAGTGAGGCTCTATAAATATGGATGTTGTTAAATCACTTCTTTCTGGTACAAATTTTCGTATGTTATCAAATAAAGTTTTATCAAAATTTCGTATGTATTGTAAAAAGAATGATACTTTTTTATTAGATTGCACATCTGCGAAGAACGCATCAACCGTTGATTGTAATTGAGCGTATTCCGATGCATATGCATCTAATGGATTCCCATATGAATCAAGTAGATCAGTCGACCCAAAGTGAGATAATATTATTTCGTTAGTAATATCAGTCGGAGAAAATCCTATAACTAATTTACTACTATCCACCATCTGAGTGGTTAGTTCTAAGTTGGATGTATCATTACCTGCCTCCAATACTACCTCAACTTGCTTGGGTATTGAATCCGTGTATGTCACAGTGCCACTACCTTGTATTATATTAATAGAGAGTGTGCCTGGCAGGTGTGTGATTGTAGTACTATATACACGATCTTGATCCATTTCCTCGAGAGTATCAATAGAAAGTGTAGTTTCTACCATTTTAGCGTCTCGATATTCGATTCGGATCATTTCGACAATTCTACCCAATGCATCAGGTGTTATTTGAATTGAAGTTTCTAACATGGCAACTGAAGTTATTATGTCTTCGGTTGATGATAATTTTGGAGTTAATACATTTCCGGTTAAACGTTGCCCGAGTCCTTGATATCGAACTTTATTATTACCAAGTATGTCCGACCCTATGTTGGTTACATCAATTGAGTCAAGTCGTGTATATCTTTGAAAGTTCCGAGCAGCCAGTCCACTGCAGTCTATTGTAGTTGGATATGTTGGGTTAAATACTAAGTTAGGTAGCACATTGGACGCTGCATTATTCATTGCGTTGTTTGACGCAGTGTCAACTCTAAATAATAAGGCAGTTGGTATTTGTAATGGGTCTGTAATTTTTACTGAGATTGGGTACTTAGTATGCTCTTTAATGTCTGATATACTTACCTCAGTCGACCATACACGAAGTTCTACTAAATTTCCACTATATTGATTACCAAATTCCCATGCGTCAATGTCATCAAACACCGAATCGAGTTCAGATATTGTATTGTTGACAAATTTAACATCATCTTCGATGAATGACTCAGATTCTTGATTAAACTTATGTAATGATAGTTGATATGCAGTTGCCCCAACTTTTTGAAATACCACATTTGTCAATATTGCATCAGTGTGGTTGTCGTATAGCGTAGGAATGACCGATGATTCTATAATAAATGATACATTTCCGTTGGTTAGTGTAGCCCGAATGAACCCACCAATATTAGAATCTGGAACACTTGCGAGGGTCAATTGACTGCCATCCGTCGACGTAGTTGCTGTGAAGAATATTTCACCAGCCGATGATGTGTTAGTAAACGACCCCATGACCTCGATAGTATTTAGTGAAGACGCAACATCATCATCACTGCTTATAGTATCACCTGTATCGAATCGAATTAAACGTGTGGACGTTTCTGACCGAAATACAGATTGTAATGCACTCGGAGTTTGAAATGTACCAAACTCTTTTATAAATAATGTAGATGCTGGAATTCCATATGATGCTACCAATCCACGAATTGCTTTCTCAGTACCTTTATGCTTTAATAAGAATGGTAAGTTGGTTAGCAACTTACGAGCAGTTTCTCGTTGCTTGTTCTGAAAGTTAAAACTTACATCGTTACTTATTGGTGATTCTGTAGTATCAGTTCCTAATATATACTCCCACACATCTTTTTCAGAAAATCCAATGTCTAGTGTATTGCCATATGCCTCGATTAACGTAGTAGATAAATCACTGGATAGTCCTCTGAATGGACTTTCTTGCCAATCATATAAATTATTCAATTCAGTAACATATAACCATATATCATCATACATTTGACCAAGCATATCTACAAATAAGATATAGTTCTCGTTGTCAGCATTGTCACGAATAAACGACGGTGTATTATTTCTTAAACTATCGACATTACGTGCATCGAAGTCTTGTGCGATAGTAGACATCACGTTGAACCATTGAGTTGCCTCGGGGGTATCCACTGAGTATAGTGTTGATCCACTTCTAGGCCATGTTGCATTAACTGCATCTGATTCGAATATGTACTCATCATCTATAAACAACATCCCACTTTTGTCATATAGAAATGATTCATACCCATCAAATGATATTTTTATAAGTCGAATTTTTTCATCAATTCGTGTAAGTTCGGTTGTGGAAATTGAAGTAAATGCACTACGAGATGTAGTCAGCTGCTCGAGTTCTTTTAGTTTGTATCGAAAATTTATAAGTCTTTCTTCAGCAGAACTAAATTTTATAAAGTTATTGAAGTTTGTGTAGTTTACATTAATTTCTTTATCAGAGTTTTTTTCAGATAAATAATAATCGATTATTTTAGATTGCGTTGCTGTATTTCCAAGAGTAAGATCGTCGAATGATTTATATGATGAAAATGTGTTAGTCTGTCCGTTCTCTATCTCAGATTGCCAGTTTGGATTTAACGTTATAGGTTTGATGGTACCTTGATATTCTGTTAGGTCTATATCAACCGTGAATCCATTTGAAAATATTTTAGAAAAATGAACTAAATCTTTAATCGATAAGTCATCAACTAACTCATACATTTTAACTACGATAGACCCAAGTTGATCGATTTCATTACTAATCTGATTTAACACACCACCATCCACATAGTTTGTTGATAGATATGAGTTACCATCGTCTGCAATAATTCGGTATTGTAAAAATCTATCAGACTCTGTAAGTTCTAGTGCCGTGACTGTAGGGAGTGACGTATCGAATCGTTGCTTGAATAAATCGAGTAATAATCTATTATCAAACTCACGTCTACTAACCATGCCATCAGCTGGGTTACCTGCACTTAAAACAGAGTTATGTACAACCTTAATTTCAAGTCGGTTACCGACTGATAGGTCGGTTTCACTGGGTTCATGTGATATGATTGTATATAGTTCAGAGTCGTAGTAAAAATATTGATTTGCATCAGGCTCACGAATAAATGCACCTGCACTGTCACGGTATTCGTTGATCGATGCATCGAAAAGATCAAACAACTCAGCTGGGGTATTATTGTCTGACTTAAATTGAGTCAGTGCCTCCGATAAAGTTTTTCCTGTATAATTCCCTATCTCAAAACTAGTAGGGGGTGGATTGGGGTTGTCCCGATTTGGAATACCTTCGTTCTCAAAGTTAAAGTATACACTCAAGTCCGACAGTGGCGTAGATGTAGTCCCCTCAGCAGGCACCTGTCTAATAGTTTTCCACTTACTTGCATTTCGCATACCAATGCCATTGATTGACATTAATACACCATTCGATTCATTATAATACTTAACGGTGAAGTCATCTCCGATGTTTCTTTCAGATACATCCAATATGACTGCTTCTAGAGTTGCTAGTTGAGCTAAATTTGGTACGGTTATTGGGACACGTACGGCAGCATCAACTGGTTCTGTCGTACCAAAATCAAATCCTATAGAGTTATCGAAACCTGGTAAAGGTTGAATTGCGATATTACGAGTGAGGTCATTGAATTCATATATATAGTCTACAACACCAACACTATTGATTGTGTGTATGTTAATAGTAACAGGTGTAGTTATTGTAAATCTTGACTTATCTACACCCCATGACGACAAATTACCATCGTCAAATTGATTAACGGCACCATCTGTCACTGACTCTGGTGGTGTCCGCAGAGGACGTAACTTCAGTACATAGTATGATTCACGAATTAATTTAGTAAAGGTGAGATCAGGTACCCTCATTTCGACGTTTACATCACCAATTTTTTTTAAGGTGTAGTCACGATCTATAACTAACGCAGATGCCTGAGCATCGGTCAGTGACACTGGTTGATTTGCATTACCAATATACGCAATTGTATCAGTACTCGGTGAATACTCATACTCAAGCACCACCTGCAATTCGATAGTTCCATTTGCAGGTAGAATGGTATCACGTACTACACCTGCACCTATAACTTTAAATTCTGTATTTGACATGTTAGATATCACCTATATTATTAAGTATCTCTTCCATGTAATTATTGATAATATTACGTGACTGAGTGGTAAGGATTTGCTTGAATTGATTTGCAATACCCGTGCGTTGTGCCTTAGTGGTAGCTGCATCAAGTTTACTCGTATAGTCATTCCGCAAAGTCTCTCCATACTTGTTGATATCATCTAAGAATAAGTCTTTTTTTGCTAGGTATTGCTCAGAAAGACCTATCATGATGATAGATGCTCGGTCAATTGCTTGACGATTTGCATCACTTTCATATCCTTCACTATATGCCTGAGTGCGTAAAATTGATACAATGTATCCATACAAACTGTCAGTGAGAATAGAAAAGTCTAACTCACGGTTTGTAAATATAATAGGACGTTGTTCGAATAATTTATTAATAACCAACGGGCTGAAAAATATTTCTGCATGGTCTGGTAGATATTTCATAAACCCATCATATGATGAGTCATCTATATCACGATTGACTCTCAAGTAGTCTTTGAAACTATTAAATTTACGAATGAAAGAAACATCGTTTGATAGTGGAGTAAGTCTAACCTCAGTTCTATCAGGGGATATTTCAGTAACAATAAATTTATTATCAACACTAGATAGCATATCAAACATGTCTATATATAACTCGAATCTAATAGAATACACTCCACTTTTTAATGTTTCTTCAGATTCATTGATTTTCAATACAGAGTCTCGTATAAGTGAAATCATATCTTCTTCATCGACGATCTCACTCACCTCGTCGTATGATAAAATTTCTTGTTTTATAAAATTTTGTGTCGAATCGAACACATTGCATATGATAAATACGTCGGATGAGTCTGTCTTCGTTATTGATTCTTCGAACTCTTGTATGATAGATTCATCTACATCCGTTAAATTACGTGTATACTCAATATTTTGTATTACTTTCTTCATAATGTTTGTTGTCGTTCGTTACGTCTGTTCAGGTGGGTCATTCGGTGTAGATTCGGCAATATCGTTGAATGACTGTGCTATTGGTTGTGTTTCATTGTCCTTCGTCTCGACTATGTTAAGTGCGTCGGTAAGTGTTACAATATCATTCATCATATTTTCAATTTTATCATAAGATGCGATGGTTTCACTACTTGACGACCCCCCAATATTGCTCGTAAAGTTTTCCAATAGTTCAGTATACTCACGGTCGAGGTTAGTGAGTTCAATGAGTAACGATTGGAGTAACTCTCGTGATACTAGTTCATTAATAAATAGACTCGATGGAATGTAGTTAATTACTTTTTTCATATTTAGTATATTAACTTTATTCACTCGCAGTTCATTGAATGGATTTTTAAACTCACTCATAATTATCTAAGTCCAAGTATGTTTGTGTTGAAAAATACACCTAGAGAACGAGTTACTGACAAAGATATGGTTTTAGTTATGATCTCTAAGTTATAAATTTCAAATTTGAGGTCGACGTGCCCTGTGTATGATGCTGTGAGTATGGTAGAATCAGATCTATCAGGAAATCCTAGTTTTATAGATATTGCATCCGATGTTAATGTATCATATGACGTGTCTATGAACAGCTCAAGTTCAGTATCAAATCCAGTTGGGTTGATGTAAATCGGACTAGCATCAGTTTGTAAGTTAACCGATTGATTTTGTAATGAATCTATTTTAAAGTTAAGTACGTCTGTCCGACGGAATCGGTCACTGTCAAGTATGTCGAGTGGATTTACAGACAGACCTAATCTCGGATCAATTCGTAAGTTAACCACATCAGTTCGTAGGTTTTTAAATCTAATCATACTAGGTTGTATGTCTGACGTTATATCACGTCGTCGTTCATCGAGGAGTATACTAAACGAATCACCTCCGACTAGTTGATATAAGACTCCTGTAGGGTTGTTATCGGTGTCAAGTACTTGCGTATATCCAGGAATCATCACAGACCACTGCGAACGTTCTGCTTGGGATGTTGCTGACTCAATTCCGACCGCAGTATTCTCTAGTATGGTACGAGTGTCAACTAATGCTTCATCAACGGATGGTGTAGTTAACATCACGGTATTTAATCTCGCTCGTAATAACTCTATTTGACTCACCCTAGCATCTCTCGCATCTATCAATGAGTTATATAAATCAATCTCAGTCGTAAAATCCGTGCGTAATTTTGTCGGATAATATGGTATCGATCTTTTAATAGTCAATAAATCATATGTGGTTGATTTGAGATTATGAAATGGATTTATAAATGACATATCACTCAATCAAATTAAATGTAAAGTTTTTATCTATATATTGAATACTACCATCACTTGCTATAATCTTTATGATTATTCTATAAAATCTTTCAGGCTCCCATCCTACGAAGTTTTGATTAAAATAACTACCAAACTCATCGCAACTTATTTTCGAAAACTCAGAAAAGGGAATAATCACATCTTTGGTAACGTTATCTATTATAGAATAATATGAAGTCGGTGGTAATCTATATAAGACCGAGTACGGTGACGTATCACCGAAGATTGGTTGTACAAAATTTGGCCTACTTCTGAGTCTAAATTTATATGTGTTATTTGTTTTATATTGAGACTTTAGGTTACTCACTACACAGAATGTATTCTCATCCGTTACTTCTACAATGCTACCAGTTACTTGTTGTGAATCGTCCCACCGTATTGAAAGTTTAGGGCGATAAATTGTATTAGTGTCCGAACTAAAGAAGTTAACTTCACCATAATTTTTTTCATCAGTTTCCTCTGCGTTTGTATATTTTATTAAAAATCCATTATTATCATAGGTTCCATCAATCCAACCCATGACGATATCTGTGACATTGAATTTGACATCTATTGCCTGTGTGTCAAACTGAAATGATGCTTTTGATCCTGTGATATAGTCACCACCTGGTGTATTCCACTCCAATCCACCTAAGTAATCTCGATATAACCAAGACACTCCGTCTGTTGTTTTAGGAAGGTCTTGTCGCTTGCCAAGTCCCATGTCCCATGAATTTAGTACAGGATGCACATCTAATGTAAATGATGCGGGTAGTTCCTTGAGGTCGGTTGTGCTTAATTCTAAATTAAATGTAGGATTCACAATGCTACCATCTGAGATACTTGCGGATAGTACCGATACATCATACGCAAGTAGTAGTCGTGTATTTATATGAAATATATCATCTTTTATTTTAAATAAATTCAGAATAGCATCAAGTCCAGTGTTTTGCATCTGGTAATCAGAGTATATGCTTGCGTCTTTATTTGATTGTAAGAAAAATTGCATTATTTTACTTTCCCCTTAATGTCAGAGTTTGGAAACTTTATTTCAAATACAGAAGGTTCAATCGATGGATGTATCACTTTATCACGAGTTGCATTCTCAATTGGATATAGTGAATTAGAGTAATTACCATCTACTTTATTTAGTACCTTTACGTAATTAACAGTGCGAACACCCTCTACATTACCTAGTTGAAGTTCTAAATCATTTAAATAAATTGGTTGATTGAAGTCCATCTTATCAATCGAGAAAAATTCTTTTACTGCCTCTATCGATCGAATCAATACTTCATTTTTATTAAATGAAGAATATACCGATAATTCAAAATCTACCCCTATGTTAATAACATATCCATCTAATAAATTCACACCATCTGTCAGCATTCTATATTGGTTTAAGTATATGGATAGGTTTTTTTTCAATTGCGAATTACATACTGCTAAATTACCGTTTGAATCATATGATAGCACAAATGCATCTATCGTGGGTGAGTTGAGTGAGTTTGTTCCTGACTTTTTGTGACGAGTTGCATGTGCCTTCGACATATTACCAAATCGTTCTGGTAGAGAAAATATTCGTGCTTTATAGTCGTCTGCAGTGACACATCGTTTCTGTGAAGCAAATGACTTCAGTGCATTCTCACGGATTTCCTCAGGACTAAGTCTACCTCTACCACCAGTGGCAGGTACTGGATTTGTTACAGTCAGAGTCTGTTGTATTTGGTTTAACGTGCTTCGTTGCGTTGTATTAAGAGTTTGAGTTGAATTGCTATACGAGACTTCGTATAAGTCTACCAGGTCATTCTGTCCGACGTTTGCCTCGACTCCATTCCCAACAGTGTAGTTTATCGTTAAAGTAGTATTAGATGGAACTTTGCCATATGTATTAGATTGTGAAAACGATACTGGATCTATTGCCAAATCACCATCACCTGTTCGATTGAATGCCTCGGATATTGAATATATAGAATTTTCATCTAAGTCATTCGATACTCCACTACCAAATTGTATTTCTTTTTTTAAGTTCTTATTCACATGAGTCACAAATCTTCTAGGTACTTTCAGTATGGTTGGTTGAAACATAGGTTGTTGACCACTTGCCAATTGTGATTCTGCTATGATACTGTCTTGTGCGAGATAGTCTACTTCATAGTATCGATTACCATCTGCATCAGTTACTGATAATATGTCCATAACATCTGCGTCGGGTAATTGAATCTTGTAATATGGACTAACATCACCAACCGATACTTGTATTTCTTTTTCATATCCAGAAGTAACCAAGACCTCTTTGTAGTATTTGATTAAATAGAATGTAGGAGTATTATTTACCTCTTCGTATACCGAAATGTAGTCAGATGCATTATCTAAATACTGTATACTACTAAAGTCAATTTCTTCGAGTGTTCTAAATTGAATAGAACTATTTAACTCAGACCGTACTTTTAGATTAGAATTTACACGCAGTGCATACGTCCAATCAGGAACATTTTCGCTGTTATTATTTAGTATATTTGGTAGTAATTGAAACACTTCAAGTGTTGTGACTGCAGGTGTCGATAGTGGTACCTTATACCCAAGTGACTGCGCTAGTCTTGTTATATTTTTTTCTTCAGATGCCTGTGATAGTAATGATTCTTTGAAATTATAATCAATACTATATGATAATACATCACCAACATATGAACTAAGTTCAATAAACATATTACCAACGGAAGTTTCTGAAAAGTCATTGTACGTGTTGGGAAAATATGTTTTAGCAAAGTCAGTCAATCGTTGCTTATATGATGAAAAGTCTTTTGCTAAGAGATTTACATCCCTTGTCTTCTTAGTGAAGTTTTTATTAATTGAATTTATTGCCATAATTTTAACGTATATTTAAATCAATATTTAATCTGTCTATAAAACTTGGATATGATTTTATAGAGAATGTAACTGACACGTTGAGTGATTGGGTGTTAATATCACCGACTTCTATAGTATTTATCACGACCGATGGCTCATATCGAGTTACCATTCTTCGTATAATGTCCTTAATCGATTCTCGGGTTAGTTCTATATCAGACTCGAATATCTTCTCAGACAACGAGTTGCCAAATGTTGGATTCAGTGGTCTTTCACCACTACGAGTTAGTAACAAATTAGTTAAGTTAGACTTAATCGCATCGAATGTCGTGAATGTTTGCTTGAACAAACCCTGCTCACCTCGGGTGATTGGTATATCTATTCCAATTGGTTTCATTACGACTCTGGCATATAGCCACTACTACTCTTTTTTCTATTCAACTCTTTCATCATACCAGAGTAGTCTTTATTTATCACATTCATAATCTTACTAATCTCAGGACGTGATGTATCAATAGGAGTACCATCATGTCCACGTACTATCTGCGATGTGGTTGACGATGATTGGGTGCTGTGATTTGGTATCGTAGCATTACCAGTCGCACTAAGTGACTCATCGAAATGTCCTTTGATTGCAGGTGCACTATGACCATTGATCAGTGATGCATAATCTTCTTTCAACGATCCACGTTGAATAGTACTAGACTGAAACACCGGTGTTTTATTTACCTGAGGGGTGCTCTGTGTCGAATTTTCTCTGATAAGTCTGTTTACCTCATGCTCAACTAGCATAGGTACCAATTTTGAAATTCTAGTTTCTATAAGTGTGTCTATTATTTTATATAAATCACGTTTGTTCATTGTTTGCTTTTTTATTATTAAATGCTTTAGATTGAGAAAATCCATCTAACATTGGAGTGTATATAGTATTGACTACGAAATCTCGAATAGTGCTTATTATTTGTGATATTTGTATAGTTGCAAATGTGGCAAGTCCGACTATGGCGTTTTCCATAGATTGAATAAGGTTTGCTATGCTGCTAAGTAGTGTATTAAATAGTCTGAGTAGTGTTTGTATTAACTCTTTAAGTGTAGTAATTATTGTATTAAACGTATCAGTCACTCTTTTCAAGAAATTAGTTAGCTGACCTCGTCGTCTGCGGATTCGGGCTAACCGCTCAGATGTATTAGCTTGTTCAAGTTCAAGGGCTTTCTCTTCCGCATCAAGACGTTCTATTATACGTGTGTATTCAGTACTGGTGGTGTTCAGTTCTTCCTGCATATTTAACGTAACCACTTCTATTGAAGTAAATATAGGTGTTATATTAAGTGTCGGTGCCCCTGGTAATCGTACGGATAGCATAATGTTATTTTAAAAATACCTTTTTAGATAAATATCTATCAAATGTAGTTTCTATATCCGACATGTTCCATTTAAGTCGTGTGAGGGAATTTCTAGCAACTTGTGAACCTATTGTGAGTGATACACTGTCATTATCATCTGCTATATTGTCCATGAAATTTTCAAAAAGAATGACAAATTTCTTAAAATCATTAACGAAATTATTACCAAGCATCACTTGCTGAGGATTCTCGTCATTTATTAACTCGGTCGAATTATATCCAAGGTCTACTCTATTTGATTTTATCGATGTCGTTCTAGCTGAGTCGATCGTGAAGTTATCATCTGTTGAAAATGATATCACAGATGGTGTTTGGAACAGCATACCACCAATTCCTGACTGTAATATCATTCGACCACTGCGGATAATGAGTGAGTCACTACTATAGTCTACACCTATCTTAGACTGAGTAGTTTTATTGAAGTTTATTTTTTTTGTATTTTCTTCATAGACAAACGAGTCTGTTATCATATCAATCCAGGTGCCACCATTCCGAATTGCAGTAAGTGCGTTTCCATTCGTGCTATGAGTGAGGTTGACAGAGTTTCCAAATCTTCCAGATAGTACAACATCTCCAAATTGCTTGACCGACCGATATTGCGCTAGATTGTCAACTTCATTAAAAAATCTACCATTTTTTTCAAGAACATTTTGTGTACTGCGACGATCCGATTTTATAGTCTTTTTATTTATATCAACATCATCACTGTATTCAACAAATCCACTCATATTATCAAAGTCAATATTGTTGTTTATATTATTTGATAAATTTATTACGGATAGATAGTAGTTACCTATTTCATGAGACACGGTTAATACATATTCACCTGCGACTGGATAGTGTGATAAATTTGCATTAATCGGTGTATAAACTGAATCAACTAGTTCTGATGTATTAACCAAATCAAATGTTTTAGCAACAACACCACCTATTGGTATTGAGTTATCGGAAGACCCGTCGTGATTACTATCTACAACAAAAGCAACACCCAGACGGACGTTGCTTATAATGGATTTGAGTTGAGACTTTGCTAAATTTAAGTCACCATCATTTACTAAGTTACTCATCTTCGGTCTGTATTTCCTTTTTTATTTTGGCAACATTAGCTTCTAATTTTTCAACATCAGAATCAATGACTGTGCTAGTATCCTCTGCTTCTTGAAAAGTACGCAGCAATTCATCTTTCTCGAGATCAGAAAACATGCCTTCTGTAGCACCATCCGATATAATTAATCTCTGAACAATAGTTGCTACTTTGACTAACTGCTCGTCGTTTTTTATACCAATATCAAGTAGGTCTTTAACAACAGACCCTATATACCCAACATCCTTAGACACTTGAATCAGTGCTAAAAATGAAGTCATTACATCGTCGATGGTTGCCTTTTTATTAACTGAGTTAGAATAAATATCTTTCAGTATGTCAGATAATGATTTATCATCAAATACTTTATCATCTTTTGAAGTTAAACTCATAGGTATCGGTGCTCTTGAATTTTTCCATGATTTAAAAAGTCATCATAGATTCGTTTATGAACTGGTTTCATTTTATTTATCACAGGTGTGATGTGTTGACCCGAGTATCCTGTCATTTCTCGGATATATAAGTAAATAGTCTTTTTCTTAAATACATCTATAACATCCACATACCTGAATAACTCTATCAATGAATAAGCAATTTTAACATCTCGATCCTTGGAAAACATCTT